TTATTAATTTCGTTTACTGCATTATTATCTGATTGTTGAAACTTAGCAGACGGGTGTAAACCTCTTTGATTTGGACTAGCTGTTGGTATTAGTCCTCCCACAACTGATGCGAGGTCTTCTTTGCTGATTAAAATTGGGTTGCCGGAAGCATCTAATGCACGTACCCATTTTGCGTCACTTTTCTGTGGTAACTGGTTTTCGAATTGATCTGCCATAATTGTAATTTTTTTAAATGGTTATTAAATGATATTTTATAATTCCTGCATAGCTTCTACCATCTGTGGCGAACAGTGTCCAGATACAAAACTCTGTAAATATGTGAACTCATCATCTGAAAGTTCTATATCTCCATCAGAATGGTAAATACGAAGGGCTAAATCCATCCCTCGTATATCACCATACCGATATATCAGATTGGCCAAGTCAAGCCGAACATCCTGTTCCAGCTTTTGAGTATGGTCGATACCAGACCAGAATCGCATTTTTTTAAAGTTTACTTTCTTCATATAGCTGATATTAAAAATTATGATTAACCACAGGTATATTGAACCCAATATTCCTGATCATCCCGTACAAAAAATCTGGATACATCATCATTTATAACCAGAGAGCTTGCACCTCCGGAATTATTGGGATTGCGGAATGAACCGGATAAGGTTATAGCTCCTTCACCGGAAACTCTCTTCATGTAGAGAATTTTCCCAGCAGGTGATGCAGATCTACTCGGCATGGTGACTGTGATATTCCCAGAGTTACCAAAAATGATAAAGTCATCATTCGCATTGATGGTTGCAGAGGATGTTATTCTTCGGGTGTTGACAACAATACCATTGATTCGCGTTTTCTCGATACTACGCGCCAGAAGAGATACATTACCATACGCCTGTATAGCCTGTCCATATCCGGATGCGTTACAGAGAGCCTTGATAGCGACAGAATCTGTTGAACCGTAAGTTTCAGCACTGATACAGATACCATTATCATGCCGCACCTGAAGCATGGCTCCTGATCCTCTGTTGACAGAGAACATCTTGGTGGCACTGCTGTTATAGTTACCAATACTCAGCGCTACATCCGCAGCGAGATTGCTCAGGCTCTTTGCACCGATTGAGAATCCTCCGATAGTTCCGGAGTCTGCGGATATATTACCTATAAATTTACCTGTAATCTCGGCATTGACACAATGGAAATACCCGGTATTCCCATTCAGGATCATGTTTGCAACTCCATTTGTTGACTGTTGTGATTTCATCACACCACCACTAAACATAAACCCTGCGACATTGGCTCCGTCAGAAAACAATGTATCGGTGGCAATATTCACCAGCTTGTTCATTGCTTCCCAGTTATCATCGCCGTTAGCTGATGTCGGTGCATCCGTAACAGTCGAGCCTTGAGTACGAACAAGGAAGTTATAATAAACCCCGTTAAAAGGATGTATTACCTTGTCACGATAGTCTGCACTCCACTCGTATGATTCTCCCGAACGCCATGGGCCACGATCACGTGGAAAAGCCCCCGTAGCCCCAGTAGCACCTGCCTCCGCTACTCCGATTCCTATTTCTGCCACATAATTGTCTGACCAGGCATTAGCTTCCGAGGATGACCAATAAGCACGGACTGCAAACTGTGTGCAGCCGGAAGCCGCCGGAACAGAGATGGAAGCCGACTGCACCGGACCGGCATGAGAGCGCCAGGAACCGTCATATTTTCTTGCAACCAACCAAAGTTCAGCACACTTACCAACAACTCCGTTACGGTTTTTCTTGCAACTGACGGTAAAAGCTGACGGAGACATACTGCCAGTCGATGTATAAGCTATTGAACTGCATGAGCTATCCAACCAGTATAATGTCGGTGGCTCAATATTAGTGAGTCGCTGCCAGTCGGGATGCAGTGAGTTTGTTGATGGAGTTCCAGCCAAAAGATATCCCTGTGGTGTACGGACATAATTACCATTATTGTATTTAGCAATGGCATACGGTGGTGCACTGGTATCACGCAGTGCTACAAAAGCATTTTCAGCAAATTCTACCGCTGAGTTTTTCTTGTAAGGAACATTGCCTGAAATCCATGCTCCGCATGGGATAAAGCTGGCACCGGGAGTACCATTCTGTCCGGGTGTACCTTGAGGCCCCTGCGGACCTGTTGCACCGGTATTCCCCTTATCTCCCTTGTCACCTTTGGAACCGCTCACACATACTGCGTTTGTTGTGGTTTTGGAGTTATCCGTATAAGTGATAACGGAACGTGTCCACATGTATTTCCCATTTTGCCATGCCGGAACTGTTGTTGACCAGCTTCCTCCTGTTGTCGAGGACGAAGAAGCAGACAGATAATATTCTTCAACAATCGATTTCACTCCTTTGCCTGCCGCACCTGTATTGCCGGTTGCTCCTGTATTACCCTTCGCTCCGGTTATACATACGGGAGCTGTTTCCTTTGTCGTTTCATCCGTATATGTGACTTTTGTCTTCGACCACATGTATTTGCCGTTAACCCATTCCGGGGAAGTTGTCTGCCAGCTACCACCTGACAATGAAGTTGCTGATGTGGACATATAATACAGAACATCTACCGATTTAACGCCTACACCGGCAGATCCGGTATCTCCTTTGTCACCTTTATCTCCCTTAACCTTAGTCCATGTGTAAGAAGAAACACTGCTGCTATCAGCCTGTGTAAAATCTACATACTGCCCGATATAAGCACCGGGAGTTTCTCCGTTGTTGCCGGTAAATGTTGAACCTCCATCATCAGAGTATTTAATGTGCAGATAAGAGGTTTGACCGTTAGCGCCATTTGTACCCGGTATGCCCTGATCACCTTTGGCCCCTTGCAATCCTTTAAAGCGTGCCCATGTATAAGCAGCCGGATCGGTACTGTCATCCTCTGAGAAATCAACATACGTGCCGATATAGTCATTAGGTGTATCGGATATATCAGTCGGCTTGACAGGATTCTGTAAGTGCGAGTACTTTATGTGAAAATAGGAACTGCGACCATCTGCTCCAGCAGGGCCTTGTATACCTTGTTCTCCTTTCGGTCCCTGAAGTCCCTGTAAGCCACGCTGACCTTCTGCAACCTGCTTCAGCCAATCCGGATTATTATCAGCAGGTTCTGACTCTGTACCTTCCGGGTTGATGCATAGCCATAATGAACCATTATGGGATACTCTATCAAAATAAGCATGTGGCCCAGCCTCCCATGCCCCTTTGTCAAGAGGAACCCGAATCGGCTGACCGGTAATGGTATCCGTCTGGAATATAAGACCGGTCATCAGGATGTTCTGCAAAACAGCCGAATAGTTGTCACAGTCAAACCCCTGTACTTTCATTCCTTTCTTTTTCCCCAGCCAGCTTTTCATCTGTGCCGGTTCCGGGTCCCAGGTATTGGCGTTATCAAAGAAAGTAATACAATTGTTCCCGTTCAGAGTATCAAACAGAATGTATGTTTGACGGTCTAGGTCTGTAAAGTTCCCCGTTTGTGCCAGTATCATTTCCTCACCCGGTTCGTAGTTGTTCCCGGGACGATTTACCATTTTGAATGTTTTTGCATCATAGTCGGCTTCTGTCACGCGAAACTGCATTTGCGCAAAACCAGTAAGTTTTCCTTCTTCATTTTTTGTTGTAAAGAAAGCAGACAGAATGTCATCAACAAACTGGCTCAGTCCGTCCGCTTCTGTCAAGTCTGGTATAACCGTAAAACTTCCATCATCATTCTTTATATATGACTTTACTTTGCAACCGCCCCCGGGAGATATAACAGCACGTCCTTTGAAATATGTAATGCGATTATAAGCTATTTCCGGAACAAATAATCGTTTACGAAAATAGCCTGATTCCATTTCCATATTCCCTGCTTCGTCTATCATACCACCAGAAACACCTGTAATGAAATTACCGAATTTTGCTGTTCCTTTTACAACAATACCTTTCAAAAATGTCATTACATATTTTACCTGCTCTGCCACATCTTTCCTCAAAAACATGCCTATTGCTTTCAGGGCAGAAAATACATTATAGTCTGACGGGGTCTTGTTATCCGTTGTTTTGATAATGTCGATAACTTCCTGCTCTTGCTTTTGAGATAATACATACTGCAAATTATTCAGCCGGTTATCCACAGACGACTTCCATCCGGTACCAACCTCATCCGAACAGGTGATCGTAGCCTGGCACAGATCATTCAACTTGCGTTGCACCTTGATGATACGTGTATCCTTGTATCCTCCGGTGCTGCCGAAATACTGTTCTGACAGTAAACGCACATTCCACCCTATGCGGAGTGGTGTGCCGTTCTTCTCGATATAATTCCGGTCGGTGGTTCCGTTATATTTGTTTGGGTCAAAGCTGTAAGTATTCAGAAAGTCATTCACAGCTTGCTTGTATTCCTGTTCTGCCGCAGTGATGTATTCCTGCGGCATGGCGAAGTTCCAGGGAATATACTGATCGCCCGGTTTTGGAACAATGGCACCGCCGGGAATCTGAGTCGTATCATCCGGATAAACATTGATGATTTCCCATTCTTTGGTATCCTCATGCCATGCTGCCTGGAAAGAACCGTCAGTTCCGCGCCCCGCCAGCTCTCCTGTCTGGAACTCTAGCATGTAATCCAGATCCGGAATCTTGTAATCTTTCGGATTCCAGTTCATCCCTTCATCCTTGATGTAGTACACCGTGTATTTGCGTCCGTTTTCATTCTCTTTTTCTTCAGTTCGTATGGAAGATATGGTTCCAACGTATTTCGGATAAATTGCCGAGAAAGCAGCTTCTTCTGTCTCTTCCTTAACGCCATATAAGTTTACATTTTTGTCTACATACTTGGCACGGCTGGGTAACTGCAACCGGGAATATCCGTACTTACTTGCATCGATATTTCGTGTAGATCCTAACGGAAACAGGCGGGTAAAGAATTTCACTTCGCCGTTATCTTCCTGCGAAAGGTTAGTGAGTCCTTGCATATAGCCCAGTTCCTGGCGTTCGCCATGCGAAGCTTTGCAAAGATTTATGACGAATCCGTCTGCCCACATTTCTGTTTCAAATGTGGCAGCTATACCATTGCTGGAGAAAGCAGCATCCCAACAATTCAAGTTTTTATATTCTATATTTTTGTTTTCAGCCGATATAACAGTTCCGATACTCCATACGTTTTTTCCGGCCAGACGGTTCATATTCTCTACCCATAGCTGCAGATGTTCCCGCGGACTGCCGTCATAATAGAATTCAGATGTGGTATCTCCTTCAGAAAACAGCATCAGCACATCTTCTGCATCATGTATAGGGGCGTAGAACTTAACTGAGTATTCATAGTTTTGTGTATTTTTCTGCTTGGGGCGGTACTGGCGTTTTATTTTATAACGAACACCTTCCAGATCAATATAGTCATCCACATCCAGCGGAACGTATGCGGTATGGGTGAAGGATGCAGATACACTGCACTCTCCTCCTATCTCCTCCGTGACGGTAGAAGAAGAGTTCGGACTGGCCGTCAGTCGAAGGTTGTTGGCTTTATCGTATATTTTCAGTTCCATTTTATCGTCATTTAATCTGTGTTTAATTAATTCCTAAACGGATGGCTGCGGTTCCAGAAACTTGACGGAAAACAGCACATAAAACCGGTCTCTTTCGTAGCTTTCGTACCAGTCCGGTTCTGCCGGCATGTCCTGATACACCATATTGTAAGTCCGGTAATTCTTTACATTTATCGTAAGCATTCCGGACGTAATAAGCGTCATCATGCGCTGGTATTTGTCCAGTCGGTCGGCTGCGGAGCTTCCACGAAGCCAGAACTGCAAGGTACGTTCGATGCTGCCCAGCTTCACGTTTGGGTTCTGAGGAAGCTCTACCCCGTTCCGTTCCCGGAAGTCTACGGTAGTAATATCCTTTGCCTTGGGCATGCGAAGCAAGGCATCCATGTTCACGTGTCCACCTTCTTCAGTCTCTCCCAGGAAAGCACCGTATTCCGTCCATACGTCAGTTCCGTTTATTGTAAGGTATCCTGTCAAATCCATATCATTTCAGTGTTATACCGTTCAATTTCATATCACTCAATATCTCGTGTATCTCCACCAGATGTGCCGTGTGTCCGGCTATGGTGGCCAGCGTCTGGCTGTCCTGCTTCTGTGTGTTTCGGATTTCCTGTACAAACTTGTCAATATTCGCCAGATGCGTCTGCATGTTACGCCCTATGCCCTCGAAGGTGGATATGCTTTCCTGGCTCATTGTTGTAAGTGCACCACTGCCGGGCGACTGGCTGCTTCCCGATCCGGATGCAGACCATCCGAAAGTATTCATCAGCTCTTCCCGGTCTTTTATCATCTGATCCACCATTGCCTGATTCTGTTCCCTCAGACTATCCACTTCATCTCTGGTCAGTCCGTCTTCGCCTAATTTTACCCAGTTGTCGTATAAGGCTTTAATCTGGCTGTTGTATTTATTCGCAATAAGTGAACGGAAGAAGGCATTCTGGAGATTCTTTTCCAGATTGTCTGCCAGGTCTTCGTTGGTAGATTCCAGATCAGATATAAGGTCAAAGTATCCATCCTTAAACGCATCAAATCCGATTCCGGTAATGGCTTCCTGTTCCTTTGAGGCTATTTCTTCCAGTTGATCCGCGTAAGAACCGATATTTTGTATGTAATCGATGAATTCAGAATTTACATCCGTCAGTACGGAAACAAACTTCTCATCCTGAAGCACATTCCCGATAATACCTGCATCCAGCCCCAGTACATCACCCAGACTTCCGACCTGCTCTCCGACCAGTCCGGACAATCGCTGCCAGTCCTGTGACGACATCCGGTCATTCACCCGATATCCCAGGGAGTGGGATCCGATACTTGCACCGCTACCCGCCAGCATATTGGCCAGCTGCCTCTGCCGTTCAATCTGCACATCTACTAATTTCTTCGCTTCCTCGGCTGCCTTCTGTGCTTCTGCTCCGTAGTTGATGTCGATGTATTCCTGCTTCTTTGAAATAAGATCATCCCATATATCAATCAGCCCTTCATACTTTGATTTCAGATTTTCATATCCGGAATAATCTGCACCGCCGAAGCCAAACAGTCCGGCGATTGTATTGCCTACTCCAGTCAGAACCTTAGTTACACCGGATATGGCTGAGAATGGATTTGTAAGGTCAATACTTTCCAGTCCATTCATTACCTGACTGACTCCGTTCAATGTTTCACTGACTGCTTCCGGAACTTTTACGCCAAGGTTACCCAGCATGTCTACGATATCATTTCCGGCATCAACAATGGCCATTCCTTTCTGTCCGATAGAATTGGCCGCTTCTGTCAGATTCTTCTGGGCACTGTATCGTTTATCCTGAGCAGCACGAAGTCTTTCCTCCGCTTCGGCCTGTGTGACCAGCTTGCGGCTAAGGGTTCCTGTTGCTTCGTCATATTCTTCCACGATGACACTTCCACCCATCTGAGCCTGTTGCAGCAGGTTCTGAGCAGTACGTACCTCTTCCATGGCGGACTTGTAGTCCTCGTATCCCTTCTTCATTGCCTCGAACGGGGAACGGTCGGCCAGCTCGGAGTCTATCTCTTTGAAAGCATCCATTACCTCCTTGAAGGATTCCGGACTGATGTCATCACCGATTCCTTCCAGGTATTCCTTCAGCTTCTTGCGAAGGCTTTCCAGCGTATCGGTCGACACACGGTCCAGGTCACCGAAGATCTTATCCCAGTCCATCCCTTTCTTCATTTCCTCGAAGTCCAGGCTGGCCAGCTTGTCGTCACGTTCACGAGTCAATACGTCAGCTTCACCTTCTGTTTCCGCAGCGGCAATCTTCCGCGCGTAATCCATCGCGATGGCCAGACGCTTCTCCTGATACGTGCCGTATTGTTTATTGTAGTCGATAAGGCTCTGTGTAGCCTTGTCGCGGTATTCCTGCTCAATCTGATAGATCTGTTCATTATACACCTGTTCTGCCAGCACACGGTTGTTTTTAGCCGATTCCTTTACGGCATCATATTGGCTCTGCGGAATGTTGTCACCCTGCTTGCGTGCTTTATCCATCTTTGCCAGTGTGTCTCGTTCCTGCTTGTCGATGTCGGCGATGCTGTCATCGTATTCTTGTTTAGCCAGTGCCTTGCGTTTGGCGATACCTTCCTGCATGATCTGGATGCGAAGTTTCTCCGTGGTCTGCTGCGCACGAATACGTGCATCGGCAAGTTCAGAAGCATAATCCCTGCGAGAACCGGTCTTATCGTCGGTCGTTTTACCGGATATCCCGGCATTGTCAAGTGTCTTCTTGGCTTCATCCGACAATGTCTTAAACAGATCCCTGTATGCTTTTTCCGTTTCTTCGGCAGCGCTTTTCTCTTCTTCCAAGGATTTTATGCGCTCGTTCTGTATTGCTTGGGATGACACAGGAGTAGAAGCCCGTGATGAATAATAAGTTCCGGATGATGTGCTGGCCATTGCGGCAAGAACCTTGTCCCAGAATGAAGGGCCGCTGTTCTTTTCCTTGTCAATTTTCATCTGGACTTCCTGACTTTTCACTGCTTCTTCGGATGCCTTTTTAAACGCAATTGCAGCTTGCGCACGCAAAGACATAGCCTGTATATATGCGTCTGTCCCCTGTCCAAGCAAATTCTCAGCCTCGGTAATATTACTGATCGATACAGGGATCTTATCCAGTTCTTCGCGGTTTTCCCTGATAAATTTTTTCTTGGCAGAAAGATCTTCTCCAAGTTCATTCCACCGTTCTGACAAGGTACGGATACGGACGATCTGTTCTCCGAGATCTCCGCTGCTTTTGGAAAATTCCTCGGAAATGTTTTTCTGTGCGTCCGACAGAGACAGGGCTGCTTCCTTGCCTTTAAACAGTTTTGCGGTAAATTCCGATATCTGCTTGTTGAAAGCAATCATCAATGTAATAGCAGTAATAAGCCCCGTCTGCCAGCTGAATAATGCACCGGCCAATTGTTTCCATACCGGCACACCCTTTTGTCCTGATGCAGCCAGAAGCTCGTTCTGTTTCCGCACATCAGATATTGCATCCGCCAGCATAGGAAGGTTGTTGGAAATAGCGAGGATAAACATCTGCGGACCCATGGCCAAAGATGGCAGTTCTCTTGCTACCTGGCTGAACTGCATCTTCAGGTTGTTTGTCTTACGGGTTACAGCTTCGGTGTCGATGTCAATGGCCTGCGTTTTTGCGGTTTCCTCTTTCGTCTTCTGCAAGTCTTTCAGACCTGTCTTCAATCCGTTGATCTGCCCCGTCAAAGCCTGTACGTTGGCCGCTTCCTGCGTATAGCTTTTCCCGGCTTGCTTGTTCGCTTCAAGCTGTTTGATTTGTTCGGCACGTACCTGCTTCAATGCTTCAATCAGTTGCAGAGTCTGATTTTCCACATCATCCACATTCTTACTCACGCTCTGTAGTCCGGCTTTGGTAAGGTCTTTCATGAATATTTCAAGCTGTACAGGTACTGCCATATCCTTAATCTTTTACTGCGTATTTTGTGAAGAAATCCATCGGGTTCATCCCCTTTGTCGTGTTCTTGTTATCTGTTTGTTTGTGACTGTTTCTTTGTTTCTCCCGTTCCTCCATTTCACGGATCTGTTGCATCATATCCGGCTTCTGCGGAGGAATCCAGTGCGGCATGTCTGCCATCATCATTTGCAGGGTTACTACATTCACTTTGTCCAGAATGTAGTCAATGCTCCAGCCTGTTTCCGTGGCCAGCTGACCTACTACGCCGAAAAGGCTATGCGAAGGTTCCGTATGTCCCTTCTTTAACTCCTCGTTTCGTTTTCGCTCTCGTTCCGGCTCGCTAAGGGCTGCATCTTGTTCAGTGCTGCTGCCGATGCGATAATAATCCCGAAAGACGTGGTAGATGTACTGTTCAGTATTTGTCGCCAGGCGGATGAAAGTTCGTCGGGCGTCATCAGTTCCCGAAGCATCCATGCCACCGGGCGGTTTAGTAACCTTCCCAGTACCGGGCCTCGAACAATTCCGTATGCCACCATCCGGCTGATATCCTTCCCATGCAGGAAGATAAACCGGATGCGCTGGTCCAGATTGTATGCATCATATTCTTCCGGAGTCACCCCGATTCGGAGATAACGCTTGCTGATACGGATCAGGCTGCGTGTGGTAGGTGTCTTCATCGTAATGCGGAACGGACGTTTCCGAAGTATCGTATGAAGCGGCAGGCTGATTCCCCCGTCACTGAGGGATACGCCTGCCAGAAGTTCTATATCCTGTGCCTTCATACTTATCCTGCTGCGTCTGCGGTTGAGTCTGCGGTATCAGGTGTCACTCCGGGAGGATAGATACGGTAACGTCTTTCCTTGCCGTCGGTTGGTTTCAGCATATCCACACGGATACCCATTGCCAGCACATTCTGCATGTTGATACCGTTCTGCCATCCGTTACGGCTCAATCGGGAGTTAAATACACGGAAACTGTGGCCTGAATGCATAGTGATAGTCAATACGCCATTGGCTACCATCTTTGTCGGTGGTGTATAAGAGCCGTCAGCTTCTTTCTTTCCACCGAACACATTCACCATGTTTTCCGCATTCAACTGGATAAGGTTCATTGTGAACGCATCGCTTCCCGGATTGGTCATAATGCTGTCTACCGGTCCGTCTGTTACCTGTGCGGCATTCACATCCATAAAGGTAGGCGCATTTCCTGCCGGCTGCATTCCGTTTTCATCCAGCCAGCCCAACGTCTTTTCCCCGCCTTCCGATGTCTTGAACTTTACGGCGGCCACACCATACATCAGTCCGTTGCTTGTATCTGCCATAATCTTGTCGTTTTTAATCGTGTTTTAAATATCGTTTAATCAGTTGCCAGATAAGGAAAATACCCAGCAGGGTCAGGGCTGTTCCTGTCAGCCATCCCTGCACTCCAGGGCGTGTTTCCTTCAATTCCTCCAGTTGACTTTCCGCTTCATCACGGATACGGTTTGAAGTGGTTTTCTCTTCCTGGATTACCTTGCGTTCTTCACCTTCATGCTGCGCTGTGATGTTCACACCACCTTTTCCGTCACTCTCCGCACGGAGAGACAAACGGCCATCGTGCGCAGTGAGGCCGACGCCTTCAGGCAATGTAGGAAGAAGCAGGAGGCGGTCGGCATCCAGTGCCAGACTCGTCTGTGTCATCGGGACCGGCTCGTAAGTAGTCACCTTCGTTGCGGTCTGCGTCAGACTGTCCTTTCGGACGGCTGTCCGGTTCTCCTGTAAACTGCTTGTACTTTTGCAGCTCTGGACGGAGAGGACAACTGCCCCAATAACGGCACACAGCAGCCCGGCGCGTAATGCGTTCCAATTTAAATATGCGTTCATCCTGTCTGATGGTTAAGTTCTGTAATTCGTCAATTTTATGCTGAAGGCCGATCATCGTTTTACCGTTCGCTTCGTACATGGTCTGGAAATATGACTCCACGTCCTTTTGCGATGCTGCCTTGTTTTTCCGGCGTGTCCGCCATAGCTCAATCAGGGCCAACAGCCCTCCGCCAGCGAACAGCCATTGTATAATTTCCCTGATTGTATCGCTCATGGCCGGTTTGTCTTTAAAGTTTCAGTGTCTGTTTCCGGTTATTCCCGTCTCGCTTGTAAGACACATGCACCCAGGAATAATTCTTTTCATCAATCAGCTGGTCGAAAGGCAGATTCTCACGGATGTACTCAAAGAGTTTCCGGTTCTCTTCCCAGCTTCCTGCCGTAATGTCGGCAGCCTCCCCTTTCAGATGCTGGCTGCTTGCCTTACCTCCTACCAGCCGGTTCAGTTGCGGACAACGGTACCCGGAGTTGACGTATATCGGTTTCCCGTACCATTCGCGGAGCGGGTCAAGCACGTTGTCGGCCAGGGCTTTCAGATTACCCGCCTCCTGAAGAGGCGGTGTATTCTTGATTCCATGAGCGTCGGCGGTGGTGCTGGCACAAAGTTCACCCATTGTAAAGTGTTTCATCTTTCAGTCCTCCTTATGCTTCAAGTTCCTCACCGGCTGCAGGGTCTTCCTGCAACTTTTCTTCCAGTCCGTTTACACCTTTTGCTCCTCCTTCAGACAGGACCATGGCCATTTTGGCGGCTTCAGCTTCACGGCGTACGGTAGCCCAGTTCTTGTCTGCTTCCACTTCCTGATCGGAAGTCTGTTCGGTCGTTCCGTCATAACTGTAGATGGCACCGAGAGCTTCCATTTTCTTCGGCAGTACGATGTAGTAGTGACGGAAGTTCACTTCGTTCTGCTGGTAGTCCGGGTTGGTCTGTGCGTCGCGGTAATACATCTTGGTGCTACCCTGTGCACGGAACACACGCTTGGTGTAGAAGCAGAAGGATGCCTGATGGTCAGTGCCCGAAGGCGAGTTCTTGAATGGAACCTTGGTTCCTTCCTTGGTAAAGTACGGACAGTTCTCAAATTCATATACTTCGAAGCCGTACATGTTGGCAATCTTTCCGGTTGTGTAGTTGTAATACTGGTCGCGGAACTTCTGGTCGTCTTCCAGCAGGTCGTTCACATGATCCGAGCAGAGTACCAGACGACGGCCTGCTGCCGGAATCTGCAAGTCATCCAGCTTGCGTTTCAGCGCGATAATATCCTTTCGGGTACATTTCTTTCGTCCGTTGTCATCTTCACCGGAAGTAGGCACAACCGGAGTCTTGGCCGTATTGCTGTTCGGAGCCAGCGCGTGAGCTGCTTTCTTGAATTTGGCGATAGTGATGGCATCACCATGACGCTCGATCACACTGCCCATCTTATCGTATGAGATGGCAAAAAGCTGGTCGTCCGATACGGCAGTTTTCTTGGTCTGGAACTTGTCAAGGCCCAGTGCAATATCCCCGTCCTCCAGTTCCTGTGTGGCAATGGGATACGTCGTGTTGTTGATCAGCACGTCCGGATCACCGCCCACATCCACCAGATGCACCACTTCGTTGTTCACCGCAGCCGAATAATCGGACACGCCGTCAAGGAATGAGGCGGTCATGCCTCCGCGAAGCTGCTTCACCAGCTCGCCCGTCCACACTTCGGTATAGACACCTTCCAGGGCGGCACCTTTCGGAAGGAACTTGCCCAGTGCTATCGGAAGCACTACACCCACAATCAGTCCCCAGAATCCTGCATTCGGTACTCCAAGCAGAAAGAGGATAATGATACTCATCAACACATTCACCAGTGTGCCGGTTACGAATTTTACGATTTCTTTTCTCATGTTCGTGTTTTAATTTGTGTTCAACAATCAGTTAAGTTCGGGGCAGTCCACACCGTATTCTGCCTTGTACAGTCTGCGATACTGTTGCGGATCGTCCTTTCGCATCAGCTTCAGTTCCTCTGCCGGAACTTCACTCAGTTTCTTCCAGTCGCCGGTTGCCGTTTGCGAGGTAGCGCGGTTCAATACCATCGACGGCTTTACCGTGCCGTGCATGGCTTCGAAGGTCAGTTTCAGGCTTTCCTGGCCTACCTTCTTCCCCAGATCGATAAAGTGAGCTTTCTTCCCGGCTTCAATCTTTCCGGAAGTTACGGCTTCTTCTACCAGCTGGGTAATGCCCGACAGACGCAAGGTCTCCAGTTCCTTTTCCAGTTTTTCCTTTTCGGTACGCAGGGATGTGTTGGCCGTCTGGTAACCGAGCAACACATTAATCTGTTTCTGCACTTCCTGCAGTGTGGCGGTGTCCGCCAGCCCCAGCATCAGGGCGATGGTTTTCAGTTGTTCGTTCATTGTCTGTAATGTTTGGTTTTCATTTAGGGTTTTCCTTAATAGCGGCAGGTCGCATCCGCCTCCTGCATTCAGCCTGAGTTCCCGCCCCTCGTAAGAGAGCCGGATGTTGTCGTCATTTCCGCCGATGTCCACCATGCTGTATTCCATCAGCTTGCAGCGGGTCACGGTAGGACGGGTTTGTCCGGGTTTCAGCAAGGCAGCATCTTCGCTTGTTTCAAGTATCTCGAAGTTGGGCGAACCCATACGTAGCGTGCCCTTTTCCCATTGCTGCTTTGCCAGACGCGATTCTTCGCGTACCTCATCAAACCAGGGTTCGCCGGTCACTTCTCCATCCGCTACGCGTATGTCCTTGATCATTCCTATTACCACGCCCCGCTGGTGCATCCAGAGCAGTACGGGATTCCGGTTAAACTGCGTCAGGTCGATGCCTTCGGTACGGATCCACGTGCCGTAGCAGTTCAGCGTTTCGTTCGATATTCTGATTCGTTTTGCCATTTTTCCGTTCGTTTGACGCAAACTTACTCTGCCTTTCCCGTCCGGGCAAAAAAGTGTGTAACGGTTGCAAGGAAGTGCGTAACCTGTGCACTGTTTTCTGTAACGCTTGCACTTCTTTTTTCCCTAAGCCCAAAAATGGATGAACTTTGCCTTAAACGAATATTAAACACAAGGTAAAACATGGCTAAAAACGACACAAAACAGGAGCTGGCCCGGGTGCTCTACATGAGCGGACTTTCACAGGAAGAGATTCTTCAGAAAGTGGAAGTGAGCCGTCAGACGCTTAGCCGGTGGATCAATACTCTCGGCTGGAAAGAGATGAAGGCGGCACGCAACATTACCCGTCCGGAACTGGTGAACAAGCTGCTGTCTTCCATCAACTCCCTGCTTGACAAGGCGAACGAGCCGGGAAATGAGGATATGCTGGCCAGTCTGGGCGACAAGCTGATCAAGACGGCCACCGCCATCGAGAAGCTGGAGAAGAAGGCCAGCGTGGTAGACCGTATCGACACAATGATCGATTTTGAAAACTGGCTGGCGGCGAACCGTGAGAAGTATCCCCAGCTGACCAACGAACTATTCCAGCTCGTAAACCAGCTGCACAACGATTACCTGAATGAACTCTTCGCCCAGAAAGGAGGCTAAGCATGACGGAACAGGAAAAGAAAGAAGCTCTTAAACGATGGCAGGAACACTGCAAGCGGGTGGAACGGATGACCTCGCAGGAACGGGTGGAAACCGAAGCGGAACGCAAGCGGAACATCGCCCGTGCCCTGAGAGATTACGACTGTTTCTGCCAGCGCTACCTTTCGCATTATTGCCAGTGTCCGAATGCGAAATTCCATAACGAAGCTGCACGCTACATCGCCGCTCATCCCGAGCTGCGTCTAGTCTGCAAGTGGCCACGCGGTCATGCCAAGTCGGTACACTTGGACATCGGCATCCCGCTCTGGCTGAAGTTCCGGGATGAGCTGCATGTCATGGTACTGGTAGGCAAAAGTGAAGACAGTGCCGACGGCCTGCTGGGAGACTTGCAGGCAGAACTGCAATACAACCAGTACCTCATCCGGGACTTTGGCGAACAATACAACAGCGGCATGTGGCAGGAAGGCGAGTTCGTCACACGCGACCAGTGCGCCTTTTTCTCCAGAGGCCGTGGCCAGTCGCCCCGTGGTCTGCGTTTCCGGGAGATGCGTCCGGACTACATCGTGGTGGATGACCTGGACGATGATGAAATGTGCCGGAGTGAGACACGTGTACGCGAGATGACCAACTGGATAAAAGAAGCTCTGTTCGGCTGTTTCGGCGGAAAGGACGGACGTTTCATCATGGTGGGTAACCTGATTGCAAAAAACTCCGTGCTGCAGAAAATCATTGACACGCCGACCGTGAGGACCATTGAGGTGAATGCCATCGACCGCAACGGGAATCCTGCCTGGCCGGAGTTCTACACCATCGAAAAGCTGCGCGACCGTGAACAGTTCATGGGCTACCGCTCGTTTCAGAAAGAATACATGAATAATCCCATCACCGAGGGAGCTGTATTTCAGGAACGGTGGATACGCTGGCGACGGATGCTGAAACTGAAATACTACGAGCAGATAGTGCTCTACATCGACCCTTCGTGGAAATCCTCCGGAAAAAACGACTACAAGGCTGCCGCCATGATAGGCCGTCCCAAGCGTGGATTGAAAACCGCCTCCCACCGGGAACTGCATCTGCTGCGTGCCTTCTGCCGCCAGTGCAGCGTGGGCGAAATGGTGCGTTGGCTCTACGATGTCTACGAATCACTGCCTGAAGATGCGGCAGTCAGCATCTACATGGAAGCCAACTTCATGCAGGACACCATTCTCGATGAATTCCAGCGCGAAGGTGACGCACGGGGCTACCAGCTTCCCATCATGCCTGACAAGCGGAAGAAACCCGACAAGTTCGCCCGTGTGGAGGCTATTAGCCCACTGTGGGAACGTGGTTACTTCTTTTATAACGAAAAACTGAAAGAAGACCCCGACATGCGGGCCGGAATCGACCAAACACTGGCTTTCGAACAGGGAAGCCGGGCACACGATGACTTCCCCGATGCCAGTGAGGGGGCAATTTATAAATTACAGAAACAAACCCGTGAGGCTTCGTTCACTCCCCGACTGGGTGTAAGGCGGCCTCCTAAAAGCTCATGGTAATTATGTTTATCACCGAACAAGACTACATACAGGTCAGCGCCGACGCGCTGAGAATTATCCAGCAGGCTACGGACGACAATCGTCTGCTGGCCGAACGCCGTGCCATGGACCGGATTGCAAGCTATCTGGACGGACGCTATGACATGCAGACGGCCTTCATCGCCGAAGGCGAAGCAAGGAACCTCGACCTCGTGGGACTGGTGGCCGACCTGGCACTCTATTTCATGGTGCTCAGTCTGCCGCAGAAGATGGGCTACGAAATCCGGAAGGAACAGTTTGAAAACGCCATCGCCTATCTGGAGAAAGTGCAGGCGGGAAAGGCGGTCATGAACCTGCCCGAACTGCAGCCCACGGGCGAAGAAGGAGAACAGACCGGAGCCGGTATACGCTACGGCTCCGACAAACGTAACAATTATATCTGGTAACGACTATGGCAAAGAAACCGAAAATAGAATATCTCAACCGGATGAATGCTGCCGAAAGACGGCGCATCAAGGAAATGAGCGTCAAGCTCCAGCTGCTTACCGAAGCACTGACACGGCGTGACCTGGCCGACTGGCGGCGTGCATGGCAGATGGCTATCAACGTAGACAACCCAAACCGTACACGTCTGCTGAATCTTTATACTGATGTGGATGCCGACCTGCACCTGACCGGATGCGTGCAGCAGCGCATGGGATTCGTATTGAACAAGAGTTTCAAACTCTGCGACGCGAAGGGCGTGGAGAATCCTGAACTTACGGAACTGCTGGAAGCTCCCTGGTTCAAGGAGTTCCTGCGGCTGGCACTGGAAAGCAATTACTACGGCCATTCACTCATCGAACTGGGCGATGTGGTGGAAGTGGACGGACGGATGGCCTACAACCGGGTCAGCCTGATTCCACGTACCCACGTCATTCCTGAATACGGTGTCATCATCACCCACGAGAACGACACCTGGCAGGTGGGCTATGACTACCGGAACAGTGAAATGACCGACTGGTGCATCGAGGCAGGCGGTACGCATGATCTGGGCCTGTATCTGAAATGCGCCCAGCAGACGATCCCGAAAAAGAACATGTGCTCGTTCTGGGACATGTTCGGAGAAATATTCGGTATGCCGCTGCGAGTGGCTACTACCACCAGCCGCGACCCGAAGGAATACGACCGCATTGAGCGCATGCTGCGCGACATGGGAGCAGCCGCTTACGGCCTGTTCCCCGAAGGTACTACCGTCGATCTGAAAGAAAGCACCCGTGCCGATGCGTTCAATGTGTACGACAAGCGTATCGACCGCTGCAACTCGGAAATATCGAAAGGAATTCTTACAGTAACCATGACTATGGAAGACGGTGCCAGCCTTTCGCAGAGCGAGGTGCACCGCAAGATGCTGGAAAACCTGATTCAGAAGGATGCCGACCTTATCCGTGACCTGGTGAACTGGCAACTCATCCCCCGCATGATCCGTCACGGATTCCCGCTGAAAGGCTTCCGCTTCGCGTGGGATGAATCGGTAGACTATACCCCTGAACAGCAGGTAGCCTACGAGCGTCTGCTGCTGGAACACTACGAAGTAGAGCCGAAATATTTTATCGACAAATACAACATCCCACTGAAACGGAAGAAGGACACATCCTCCGTAGCGGTTCCGGAAGTCAGGAAAACGGCACAACAAAAATCAGGAAAGGAAGAGCAGAAGCTGGTATTACCGGAAGGAGAACACCCTTTTTTCGACTAAGCCCCGACGATTATAAGGGGCTGCATCAGCGGTACGCCGACATCCTGAAACTGGCGGCGGAAGAAGATGAAACACCGGAAGAAGCGGAGGAAACCATGGAGTTTCCCACCCTGGAAGCCGGATGGATGCTGCTCATGGGATGGCTTTATCAGCAGACGGAAATCTCGCCTGAAAGCCTGACCGCCGAAGAGGTGCAGCGTTTCATCCGCACCCATACCGATGTGCTGGACGGAGCGGTAGATACCGCCCTGAAGGAAGTGCCTCTGGATGACATATCGGTGCAACGACTGAAGGAATCGAACTACGTGTTCAGCGGTATCAAGACCTTCCACGAACTGAACGAGACTTTCCCCTCCCTGCTGGATGAAGAAGGAAACCGCAAGCCGTTTAATCAGTTCCTAAATGATGTTCAAAAGGTATATGACACCTACAACGTGCAGTATCTGCGAACAGAATACAACTTCGCCCAGGCATCCGCGCTGATGGCGGCACGATGGAAGAAATTCGAGCAGGATGGCGACCGATATAACCTCCAGTACCGGACCATGTACGATAAGCGGGTACGACGTACCCATCGGATGCTGCATAACATCACCCTGCCCATCGAAAGTCCGTTCTGGGACAAATATTTCCCGCCCAACGGTTGGAATTGCCGCTGTACCGTGGTGCAGGTACGCAAGGACAAATACCCCGTGAGCAACGAGCAGGAAGCCATGAACCTGGGCAGTCAGGCTACCGCCGGAAAGTATCAGGAAATGTTCATGTTCAATCCCGGCAAACGAATGACGACCTTCCCGGCATACAATGGCTACACCCTGCGCAAATGCAACCGGTGCGAAGTACGCCCTGACAAGATGAAGCTGGCTGCCGACATTCCGGACAATGAGATATGCCGGGCGTGCAGGCTGCTTCAGGAAATGCGTGCCGGAAAAGAAAGGTTACAGGAACAGCGTAAGGCTGTCCGTCAGTGGGCCAAAGAGAATTTAGTCGGAAAAACCGTACTGGTTCAGGGAATACAGAATCCGGTGGAATTCACCTCAAACGGTATCAAGGAAGCATTGAACCAGCCTCACAAATTTGTAAGGGCAAAGAATGAAGCAGTCTATAATCTGATCAATCTGCTGAAAGATGCCAAGTTTGTTTTGGAACGTCCGGATGAAAAGGGGAATCCCATGGTGATGAAATATCATTACCTGCGCATCCGCATAGCTGATGAGGATTCATTTGCCGTAATCCGGGAACTGGTGGACGGAAGATGCCAGTTTTATTCCATCGTGGAGAAGCTGAAAAAAAGAAAAGAGAGCGACTGAAGCCTTTAGTGAAGGATCTGCAATCCAACCCAGTACTTCGCGTCACTCTCTCTTCTGCAAAGATACGATTAATTCATTAAAAAACAATGCGTAATGACTGAAAAATCAAATCAGATAACCCGTGAACTCCAGCAGCGGGTAAACCAGCTGATAAAAGAAACACTGAAGGACATACGGACGGAAGCTTTGGATGAATTCGACCGAAACTTTGAGCGGGAAGCCTTCTTCAATGAGAAGTGGGCACGCCGCAAATTTAACGATGACAGGAGCCGGGGACTACTTGTCCAGACCGGAAACCTGCGCCGAAGTATCACGGGACGCATTACCAGCCGCGACAGCGTGGTGATAGAAAGCACCGAACCGTATGCGCAGATACACAACGAAGGAGGAACCATCACTGTAACACGGAGGATGAAGAAATATTTCTGGTGGAAGTATATTACCATTACAGGAAGCAAGCGGATGAAAGCCGGAATACCAATTACTTATTCCGAACGTTTCAGCCGAAAAAAGGACGGAACCCTTCGGAATACGAAACGGAACCGTGCCCTTACAGAGGAAGCCGAATTTTACCGGAGAATGGCTATGAAAAAAACCGGAAGCAAAATCACCATTCCCAAACGCCAGTTCATCGGGAACCATCCCGACCTGGAAAAACTGCTGAAAGAAATCTTTTACAATAACGCTAAAAACTTTGACACACTATGAGACGTATGCTTTATCTCGGCCTGACCGAAGCTTTGAAAGAACTGAAAGACGACGGCGGACAGCCGCTGATCCGGCACATTGACCTGTGGAACGAGCAAGTGGAGTTTATCGAACAGGAAGAGCCGTTTGACACCCCGGCGGTGTTCATCGAATTCCGTCCCGTGCAATGGCGCACGCTAAGCGGAACCGTCCAGCAGGCAGACGTTCCGTTCCGGCTGCATGTGGTCACCAAATGGCAAGGAAGTGCAAAGGATGGGAGTATGTTTCAGGAAGAATCGCTGGAACGCTTTGATCTGTTGGACAAGATTGACGCGCACCTGTTCAACTTCTTCCTGTCTGTCCGAAATGAATCTGTCTGTATGACCCGCCGAACGGGCAGCAGCACCAACCACAACCACGAGGAACTGGTGGAAGACATCAGCGATTTCACCTGCCAGGCCACACAGACCTTTTAACCGAAAAGCGTCAGCTGCCGTTCCGCCTGGGCGATGCGCTCCGTTACGCGCGGATCGGCGCTGGCGTTGATGATATTGTAGAAAGTCTTTTCACAGATGCGGTATTTCGGCCAGATGTAACGACGAAGGATTTCCCGGTTGGACAGTCCGCTCCGTGCATGCTCATCATAAATGCGCACAATGTCCTGCACGCGGAAGGCATAACTCATTCCCACTATTTTCTGACGGTTACCTTTCATTCTTTTAAGCCTTTATCCTTTCCGCAAAGATACAAAAAACCGCACAAAAATCAACACTTTATGCCTTGAATCACCTCTTCCGGTACTTTGGACGACAGGACTGCCGCTGCCTGCCGTAATTTTACAGCGTCATGACAGAAACAACTGATTTATCAACCCTCAAAAACATTACTGACTATGGCTATCAATTACAGCATTGCACAGATGAAAAACCCCAATGACAAGGGGGCACCGGCAAAGTATTATGCGAAGGCACAGGCATCCGGAAGCGTTGACATCAACGAACTGGCCGAAGAAATCTCGTACTCCACTACCCTCACCGACGGAGACGTGCTGAACGTGATCCGTGCCCTGGTGAAACAGATCAACAAGCATATTTCCAAGGGTGAAATTGTGAAACTGGAGAATCTGGGCAGCTTCCAGGCGCAAATCTCCAGCGATGGCGCAGAAGCTGAAGAAGAATTCAGCACCGCCAACATCCGGAAGGTATCGCTTCAGTTCCGTCCCGGTATCGGTCTTCGCGGTCAGCTCAGCCTTGACAACCTGACGTTTCACAAAGTGAAGCCGCTGAATGCTCCGGCTGCGGAAGAGGAAGAAGGCGGTCTGGGAGCCTGATCACCGACTACCTGGCAGTGACTGCGACATTACTGCCAGGTAGTGATCCAACTACCCTGCGGTAATTAATAATTTACTACGGGGTAGTTTTTTCATTTGAATTTAGTAACTTTATAGTTGATTCATTAACTCTTAAAAACAACACAAGCGACCCATGAATGCCATTTACCTGACCGATCTGGCCCTGCTCTATTTTCCTCACAGCACCCCGCGAAGTGCCGTTTCCCAACTTCGCCGCTGGGTGAATCTCAACTCTGAACTTCAGCAGCGTCTGACCGAACTGCACTACCAGAAAGGACAGCGCGCACTGACTCCCCTGCAACATGCCGCCTTCGTAGAGTTCCTGGGTGAACCGGGAGAATGATACCATACACAGACAGCAATCCCCGGCATCGGTTTCGGTGCCGGGGATTGTTCTGTCAGTCTTCAATGTAGAAGTCCAGTTCAAGCAGTTCTTTCATGAACCGGTCCCGTTCTGCTTTCGACTTAAAATCGCTTCGTAGTGTTACCCATGAATCAGGATGATCCAGATTCTTACACTTGATAATCGGTTTCCCGTTTCTTTCTTCGGCTCTGATCACCACAAAACCAGAATCACATACTTTCTTTTGGTCTTTTGCGTTCATGATCAATCTTCTTTTAAATAAACAAATTCTCCTGCCAATAACAGCACTGGCTCACCAACACCCATTATCCATTCACCACGCTTATTATTTTGCCCTATTGGCGGTGGAACTATGTCATGTTTACTACCTGGAGTAATATTCGCAAACTGATAGCCAAAAGCCTTACAGTCTGTAACCATAATGCGCTTGAATGTGTTTGCCTGTTTTGGACAACACTTCTGCATCTTCTTAATATCAGATTCTCTGATAGAAATTGTACCTAATCTGTAAGATTTACCTGTGATGCCGCATTTCCTACATTTATACACATCGTACATTTTCTTGACTCCTTGAGTTGTCAGATTCTGTTTTTCCCAATCATGACCGCCGGTATTAATATCGAATGTTTGCATATATCAATCCTCCTTACTTTTTCGAAGTTCCTTAATAAGAATATCAGCTTGTTCTACACTAACTTTTGCTGCATCCTCTAGAGTTATTTCATTACGCATAAGTACAGCGACACACTCCTTTGCAATCTCATATCTGCGTTGCTCCCAATTAATGTATGGCTCATAGTCAATTATCTCTAATATATTATCGTTAATTATATGCTGTGTACCTGCGTAATCATTTCCACCAATATACATCTGCTCGTTATCTGGCAATATACAGCCATAGTAGTATCCATCGCAACCACACCAACCATTAGTTATTTCTACTTCTGCACCTGCTATAAGTGTGTGATTTAAATCTATTTTATAATTATCTTTAAGTCTTGCTTTCATAGTCAGTCCTCCACTTTTACAAATATTACACCTATCCCGTCTTTTCTTTTCAACGCAGAACAATCTCCAACATCTTTAGGACAATTTAATTCTTGATCATAAAAGTAGCATCCTTCACAAAATCGTTTTGCTTTTACACATTTCAGATGAATTATTCCACAATGAAATGTTTCTCCAATTTTATGTTCTTTTTTTTGCATAATCACTTAACTCTAGATTTACATTCTAATATAATTTCACGTATAATTCCGTTTGTTGGTGATGTGATAGTATCTCTCATTGTTTTAGATATATCATTTTCCCAATACCCTGAATTAATTACAGAGCATATTCTTTTATATGCTTCATCAAACAGAGATTTATTGTGCTTATATCGTTTATCAGTTCTATCTTTGATTAACATTTTCGCTTCTGATAAACTTGTTGGTATTCTTAACGTTATCATAGTCACTCCTCCATATTAGACAATAAATCCTCCACGTATGCCCATTTCTTCAAGCCGAACACTTCCATTGTCTCCTTCCAATCAAAATTAAAAGGTCCGCAAATAATCGGAGAATATTTATTTCTCAAAGCAATAATCATTGCTCCGTTTTTCGGTTTTTCGCTAGTATTATGCCAAACTGAATTAACTCTCCATTTAGCACCGGCTTCAAAAGCTTTTTGAACGTCATATTGTTCCTTAACTGAAGAATACGTTAAACTATCTTCGTATTCTTCTGCTGCTTTCTCAATATCTTCTTTTTTCATAAATCAATAATTTCAATCTTCAAATCACGCTTCAGTTCCCGAATCATGTCAAGTGTATCATTGTTCTCGACGTCAAAGCAGATACCCAGTAATTCCGGGTTCTGCTGTGATCGTTGCACCTTCAGATCGCAGGGGCGGTTCCACTTCACCCAGATGAACATAAACTGGCTGATCATGCTGTAATGAATCTTTGCCGCCACCCTGCGAGGCTTGAACAGATTAAGGTTCTGGTTCTGCATAGGGTTCAATCTGTTTGATTACTGTTCCGCTGAGCCAGATACGTCCGCTGCCCTGGCATTGCGGACATACTTTCTGCTGGGGATATTCCCGGCGCACATTTTTCTCTGCATATACGGTTACTGAGCCGGTTCCTCCGCACTGGCGGCAAAGGCATACACGGCGATGGATATAAGTCTTTTCTGTTTTCATCTTCTGTCTGCATCATTAAATTCAGGTTTCACATCGGGTTCTGCTTCGTAGGGGTAAACGTCCATAATGGCGGTTTCCGATACGGAAGCTATCACATAGTCTGCCAAAGTTCCTTTCATGCCTTCGTCCAGCTTCTTGATGGCATCTCGAAGGTCGGAAGCTTGTACCAGTACATTGAAAGGAGTACGCTTTTCTGCTCCGCTCTTCTCATCGAGAGTGACAAACCAAAGTTTGCACTTAAACCAGCGGTCAGCTGCTCCTTCTTCGGATGGGAACAGTTCATTGTAATTCGCTTTTGCAACTCCAGACACCTCAAACTCACCACTGATAAAAGGTGTCATTTCTTCGATAATGCGAGACTCTGCTTCGGTAAAGCTGAGCGCGTCCACCAGATAAAGTTCAGTTACTTTCTTATTCATTCCGTTTTCCAATGTCTTTTCGAAACGGATTTTACATGTAAACCAATTGTGCATCATAATTACTTGTTTTTAATTTCTTTAAAAATTACGTTTTGCTGATCACTTCTTGAATCGTCAGTACAGGACTGTTCCAAGTGGTAACAACAAATATTATTCTCATAGAAATAGCAACCTTCACATGCTATTTGGTCACTTTCTACCGGTGAGGCTTTCAATAAATGCCCATCATATTCAAATGTTTCACCTATCACTAATTCCATACTGACAAAATTTTATCGGTTAATACACTCCATTTGTTCCTCACCATCCTCCCGTCCATCCAGAATATCCAACCGAGAATATCAAGCAATGCTGCAAAAACCTGAAGCATATAGCCTATAATTATCAATGGACATACAATAAAGACAGACAGGAATAACATTATTATTTTCTTGCGCTTATTCATTATTCTATGTAGTAACATGTTACAATAAAATTCTTCCTGATCACAAACAAGGTAAACTGATCGTAATCCAACCCAAGTAAAACACGTATTGAAGCTCTTCGTATGTGTCCGCTATACTTGATGCTGTTAATGTATCCATCCATGATCATTTTCAGGCGTTGGTATTCTTCGCGGGTTGCTTCCAGTTCTTTGTCTTGAGTAACACGACTAATATATTCGTGTAATTGTTTCATCCAGCGCGGCCACTTGTCGCGCCGGATGTTGGTTCTAAAGGTTAATTCAGCCATATCAATCAGGTTTATATCTATTCACAAGCCACCATTTTACTTTTTCTACCCTTTCAACCAGTAATTCAAATGGAAGCTTTAAAAAGTAAGCAAACATTGCCACAATTAACAATGGAATGATCAATATGCAGTATACAGTCCATATTGCATACCATTTGCATTTAGACTTTCTTTTCATTTTTCCATCCATTAAGTTCATAAACCTTATCCCGTGCTTCCTCTTTGGATCGGCACTCCGCGACGGGAGTGCCTGTGCATGTGGACTGAGTGTATTCATTCCGATATACGATCCATAGATTTCCACGGCGGGAATAACTGTACTTAGGCCGTCTGGACTGCATCGCTTTCCTTTTTGGGTTCTACGTAGAAAGATTCGTCCTGTACCACCTGAATACCGATTTTCGGGAATAATTCGGCCACTTCAGGTACTTCCCGGTCGGCCAGCAGCTTGTCCTTGGCCAGTTCCTCTGTGGTACGGATATAATCAGGAAGGAATTCTTTTACCAGGTTTGTAACCGAGGCCCAGGTAAAGCCTTTCAGATTCTTCAGCTTCGGGTTACCGGTGCGGAATCCGATGATACCATGTGCCGACTCCAGACTCTTTTTCTTACTGAACAGCGTATCCTTATTCTCAGTGGCGTAGGTTTGCATCACTTCAAAGGTGCGGTCTTTCGTTTCGTTCAGTTCGGCCAGCTGGTCGGCGTACTTCTCACGGATCTTTGTCATTTCCTGATCCATCTTCGCGGTAAGTGACTGGGCCTTTGCGTCGGCCATTGCAAACTCGGCAAATGCCTGTTCGTACTGTTCGCGGCTTACTCCGCTGATTACTGTTTTCTTGGTTCTTTTTGTTGCCATTTTAATTGAGTTTTAATCGTTATTTAAATTCTGTATAACACAAACGTATTTTTGCTTCTGGATTAATCCCTTGTGCCAATTTCCTTACATCCGTCAAGTTGTCGGTTCGCCAGCATGAGCGGATGCTTTTATTCGGTCTGTCGTGGAAAGAATAAATGATCCTCCATACAATGTATTTCTTCCTATTCATCCCTCATGTCCTCCATTGCCGCCAAATCGTATTCCAGTTTCATGGTCTCATCAGCCTGTTGTCCGCAGAAGTTCTCCAGTTCGCGGAGTATCGTTACGCGGTCGCCGAAGTCAAACTGCTGCATGCGGTTCATAATGTCATTCTGAATTTGTTCGATTGCCTGTTCCATAGCTATTCCTTGTTTGATTTACTATCCTTGTAGTCTCTCACGACAGAACTTCCGAGCAACTCACGCCTGCTGTAGTATACGTTATATCCTTTTTGATAGCGGGTAATGAGTCCTTTATTAGCCCATTGCTTGATGGTGGTCTTTGCACATCCAATCAGGCGGCACGCATCGGCCTGACCTATCAGTTCATCAGGGGCTTCCGAAATGTCTTTACGCGGTGCAGGAGCTACATCGCCCACTCTCAGACCTAACCTGCGTTCCACCCTATCCAGGCGAAGAAGAAGCTTTTTGTACTCCGAAAGACTCAGTGTAATGGTTTCTTCCAACTCCTGCTCTTCTTCCGGTCCGTCTTCCAGATCCGGACAGATGGAACTGATACCAATCTTTCCGGCAAGGAACTGGGCTGCATCGCGTGCGGCATAGAAAAGAGTTTCGTTGCGCTCGTCTTCCGGAACGTCGCGCACATACCGATTGAATACCCATGATTCGCTGCGTTTTTCTTCTAAAACTTCCTTCTGTATGCGACATATCGGATCGTAATTACGTTCTTCCAGATACGCTATTGCACGATTTATTTCTGATTGCTTTCTCATATCATTCCTCCTTTCTTGCCATTGCCTCAAATTGTCGTTTCACTTCCTTCAGTTCCTCCAGCGACATTTCCGTAAGAGGCTTGCGGAACTTGCTGCGTGTACGGCAGAACTGGTTTATCTTCGCTTTGTTCATTTCAAAATCCGCTTCCGTTTCGTTCGTGTAATTCTTGTTCAGACAGGAGATATGAAACGAAAGGGAAAAAATCTGTTTCACTACTTTGCGTGCCTCACGATGGATGCGGTCAGCTTCCTCACGGTTGAACCGTGTTAGCAACAGTCCGGCTTCTTCTTTGGTCAGTCCGGCGGTGCTGTCGGTTCTTCCTTCCGTGAACTGGCTGATAAAACCATGGCGGTCATCATCATCAAATCCCATTTTCCGGAACTGAGCGTGCAGTGCCTTCACCTGCTGCGGTGTGATTGGACGGTCTTTCATCATTGTTCTCATGTATTCTGATTATGAATTGTAAATTGAAAAGATTATTCTTCTCCGTAATATTGCCGGGCTTTCTCCGGCACGATATCGTAATGTCCTACGGGACCGATAAAGCGTCCTTTTGAAAAGGCCCTGAAGCCTTCCACGTAGATCTTCAGCGAGGCATCGTACATCACTCCTTTGGCGGCACGTCCGTTGGGTAACTGGCCTTCGGCGTGGCTGATGAAGATGAGCAGCTTCCGCTTATGTTGTTCCTTAAAGTCAATGTACTGACGGTACGTCATTCGTGTGTACTGGAAGGAATCGATAACCACGATGTCCGGGCTTTTCTGCCGGCGGAGTCGTATGCTGAGTTCATCCATATTCTCGTTGTCGATCAGCAGGAACTTCTTGTTTACTTCCATCATCCCGGTTCGGCGGATGGCATCCTGCATGGTGCGGCAGGCACCTTCCTCCATGCTGTCGTATGCCACACGGCCAAAACGGCACAAATACTTGCAGAGCTGGAGGGCAAAACTGGTCTTACCGCTACCGGAGTTTCCCCAGATGATCCAGACTCCCCGTCGTTCAGGAGTGCCGAAAGCATCATACCAGGGACCTTTGAAATCCATCACATCAAACTTCATGGATAAAAGTTCACGAACCCCCTTCGCATTGCGGTCGAAAGTGAACTTCTTTTTCTGTGGGGGCGGTGTAGTATCCTCTTTATTCATTGCTTCCTCCTTTCCTTCTTGCTTCGATAATACGTTTCTGACGGTGGATGCATCGTTTCACGCGGCGAAGGTCGTTGTCGCTTCGCCTGGCATCTTTCAGCACCTCTTCGATATCGGCGCGGTCGGTCAGGTTATTAGCCTGACAGATGGCGTATATGTCATTCTGTTCTGTGGGAGATACATCGAAGAAACGGCGTCCGATACGGCTGTTTATTTCCTTGTAACCTTTCTTGTTGTAGCGAAGACCGGCTTCCATACGGCGCTTGATGTAATCCGTACTGAGAAACACGATACCTGAGTGTCCTTCCAGGCGGTTGTAGATGCTGATGAAGTAGTTGAACACGCTGTCTGTAAGCTTGTCGCCTTCATCGAAAATCAGCAGCGGGTTACCCAGAAAAGAAATCATGCTGATAGCGTTTTCCAGCATATCGCGAAGGTTGGTCGTGTCGGTAGGTGCGCCTACCTGTTTGGCTATCTCACGAACGAAGTCTGAGCGTCGCATATCTTCCGAACAGAGGATGTAGAACACATTGCGGTGCGTACGGCGGTATTCAATGGCTGCTGTGGTTTTTCCGCATCCGGCATCACCCACAATCCATGTCACGTTCTTGTATGCCTGTGCGTCACTCAGTGCAAAAGTGATTTCCTTGAAAGTCTTTCCTTCGTGAAGGTTCCATGAGTCGAAGGCAAAGCCAATCTGCGAAGCGATACGGATAAACATTTCATCGCTGATCAGTTCATACTTTCCGTTGCAGAGCTGGCTCACGGTGGCCGAGCTTACGCCCTGCAAGCTTTCTGCGGCACGGTTCAACGTAGGGTAATTGGAACGGTAGGCAATCAGTGCGCTGCGTACCTGTTCTTTCATTTCTGTTGTTAATCCTTTCATTGTTTTAATAGGTATTTAATTGTTTGTTAATTGTCGTTTTACCATTTGTTCAAACAGTCCAGTTCATCAAACGTCAGGTTCGATACTTTCTTTGTCCAGTCTCCTGATGATGCGAAGGTCAGCGGTTCATCTGCCAGTACAGGCTCTTCCGGAATATCCGTTTCGGGCATCGGTACCGGAGCTTCCAGTGTGCCACGCTTCATTTCTTCGCGGTATCCGTCAAGCTGCTTTTCGCTCACCGCAACCGGACGCGGTATCCGAAGTTGGGTGTATGCTTCGCCAATGGATTCTTCCATAAACAGTTCCTCCTGGGCGATGTGCATGGCTGCACGTGTGCGGCGGTTGGCATCCAGCTGTGCAAACAGATAAGCGTTTTCCTCTTCGGTGCGTTCCTGAGTGGCACGATGGATCGTGACTTTCGGTGTAGCGATGGCCGCATACTTGGCTCCCGTGTCAGTCACCGCCCATAGCTCGATGCGGGTCATGTCTTCCGGATCGTAGCGGTAGAGGAACTGACGGCCTACGTTCTGCAGGTGGAAGTTCATATCTATCAGCCCGTCGTCGCCATACACCATGTAGCTGTATTCCTGCTTGTTCATGCGGAAATTGAAACCTTCCTTGGTGTATTGCACCGGAGCCTGAGAGAACAGCATGAAGATTTCGTGTGCTTCGTAATCATCCAGCGGTTGAGCTTTCGGATTCTCGATGGCTGTCTGCATTTCCAGCCGGGTCATGCCGGTAAGGCTGGTAGGATGCTGCATCAAGTTCCATTCTTCGCGGCAGTCGGCATACTGTTGTTTCAGTTCCTCCAGCGTGGGAAGAAGGTCGATGTTTGCCATTACCAGGTCGATATTCGCGCGGCTGGAAAGCTTCCTGGCCGTGATGTTCTGACCGGTGAAGTTGTAAAGCTTGTGAAGTACCTGCTGCTGGAACCGTCCGAAAGCGGACTCGATGGATTTTGACTGGCCGTTGTGCGGCATCGTGGTTTTGTGAAGATGGCAGAGTTTCTTGAAGAATCCCTGCGAAGCCAGCTTCTTGTGTCCTCCCTGGTTATCGGTCACTATCTCGTAAGGCTTTACCTTCCATGTCTGGAGTGCCATCCGGTACGCCATGTACTGGTTGTAGAAGTTTTCGCCGTCACCGATAAAGTAGCCGAGGAACAGTTCCGTGCAGGCATCCATCACCTCGTACACATCCGTGGTTCGTGCCACCCATCGCTTCTGTCTGTCATCGTACGCACGGTAGTAAAGGTTTATCTTCGTACCGTCTGAATACCACAGCGAGTTAGGCATGGACGGCATTACCGTATCGAAGGTTGGCATATACTTGTTCTTGAACTCCCTTTCGCCATTTACTGCGGCATACCACCACACCATCACCGCCGGATCGTTCAAGTAACTGTGCATCGTGGTAGGACTCTTGATGGTCTTCAAGCCGCGAATTACTGCCTGACGGTTGTATTCCTCAAAGAGCTGCATATCTGTGTAGACAGGGAACTTGCTCCGGCGGAGCTTCAGCAGAAGAGCACCTTCGGCCTTTCCGATGCGGCGTGCCGCACTGTTGCCCAGGTTACCGCTAACCAGCACCACATATCCCTCGCGCTTGTAAGCATTGAACTTTTCGCGCAGGCGTGCCGGATTCTTCGGCAGTGTGTGACCTGTGATTTCGCGGAGACGCTCACAGCAGATCTGCACGCTGCTCCATGTTTCCGCACGCCGGGAGAAACCGCCTTTGGCATGTTCCACACTGCGTGCCTTTTCCGTCCGCAGCATTTCGTTCATCACCTGAGCGTTCAAAATGTATTCCAGCTGACGGGCCGGATCAATACGTGGCTCAAATTCCTTGTAGAAGCGTACAGCTTCGGCATCGAACCGGATCTGTGTGTTAATGTACTTTTCCTGCTCACGCTGTTTCATTTCCTCGTATGCGTTTTTGAATGTGTCATCGTATGCTGCACGGAGCCGTTCCGGCATGGAGCGGTAGGCAATCAGGGCCTCGCGTCCGTTACCTCCCCTCTGGAGGAGGGTAAGCTTGCCTTCACGTACATACTTGTCGTAAGTGGGCTTACTGATAATACCACCACGAACAAGCTCCGTAAAGCTGACGCATAATGTGTTTCCGTACATTTCCATGATTAATTCGTTAAGATTGTAGTCCGGCTCCGGGGCTTGAACCCGGATGGCAGCCGCTTCACTTCTTCTTACCATATTCCCAATTCCTATTGAAAACAGCCCAATATGTCAAATTACAGTCGTTATCCTGAATGTGTGAAGTTCTGCAAGCCGTGTGTGATTTATTCCTTTTTCTGTGCTTCCCGCTTCTTTATTTCTTCATCCATCCATTCCTGGTATTCTTTATCCTCCTTGTCCATCCGTATTGCAGCAGGTATGAGTGCAAGGCAGAGGCAGGTTGTTATAATCAGGTTCATTGTGCCGTCTGTCAGCCGGTTCAGTATGGCTGCTGCCAGTATCAGCAGCAGATAGCGTGTGGTTGTATTGATTCGTTTCATGATTCTATGGTTTTGAGTTTGGAGCCATCCCTATTCTCGCGAACCGGAATAGCGAGATGTATTCATCACTTATGCAGTTGGTTGTAAATTTTTATCTTCAGACTGTGTTTCGTCTTTCTCCATTACCTCTCGAAGAGTTCTTGCGCCTTTCAATACACCACCCATTTCGAGAGCTGCCTTACGTATCATGTTCGCCTTATTACTTCGAGTTCTGAATTTAAGCGCGTCACGAACTGTTACTTCACTTACGCTGAACTTTTCAGCCAACTTTCGGCGGTCGCCGTGCATCATTAATATTTCTGCCATTTCGTTATTGATTTATTTAGTTATGAATTCTACCATGTATTCTCTCTGGAAAGATCCATCTTCATGAATGTGTTCCGATAACCAACGAGATGTCATTTTCCGACTTTCTTCCTCATCAAATGCCAATTCTTCCGGTTCAGGAAGAGTCTCAATGTTTTTAATCATTCTCGTTAATTCTTCATATACCTTTTTTGGTATTTGTACATTACTTAAGCTTACCTTATAGGTCACCTCCACCACAAGTGCTCTAACGGCGATGTTTTCCGATACGTTTTCATTGATTTTATCCATAATTTGCGTTTTTAAGGATTATTATTTATCTTCGTTGGTATCTTTCGATATTGAAAGATGTTGCAAACTTACAGAATATTCTGATATGAACAAAGAAAAAGAAGAAAAACTTGCAGAAATTTCTGCAAGAATAACAAAGGTAATTGAATATTTAGGTGAAACGGCTAATAGTTTTGCTACTAAATTAGGCTATCAAAGAGCGCAGACTATTTATGATATACAGAAAAAGAAGTCTGCGCCAAGCTATGATTTCTTTCAAAGGTTTACAATTGCAGGATATTCTGCAATAATAAATTTTGATTGGCTCCTTACCGGTGAAGGCAACATGCTTCGCACGGAGCCCGAAAAAGAAAATATACCGGTAGCTCATCCATCCGATTCACCTACTGAGGGTATCCCTTTGATTCCCATCAGCGCAATGGCCGGAGCTTTCACCGGAGAACAGACCGTGCTGGAATACGAATGCGAACGCTTTGTTGTCCCCACATTCAAGGGAGCCGAGTTCCTGATCAGCGTAAAAGGAAGTAGTATGTATCCTAAATATAACAGCGGTGACATTGTAGCCTGCAAGCGTTTACCTATGGATGACATATTCTTTCAGTGGAATAAAGTATATGTATTGGACACGGATCAGGGGCCGCTTATCAAACGGGTAAAGCCCGGATCCGACAAAGATCACGTCCTCATTGTGTCGGATAATGAACGGTACGAGCCATTCGAATTACCTCTAAATAGAATTTATCATGTGGCTCTGGTTATCGGAGTGATACGGCTGGAGTAATCACAAAATCATCGGCTTCTCTTCGTATATGGTGAGGCGATGATAAACAATAGTTGTAATAAAATCAATCAATGGAAACATTTATTTTATACATAATTATTTTTGCTTTTATTGCTATTGGGCTATGCGCAGGATGGTTTAGCAATCAGGCTTATTCAAACAAATATGCTCAGAAAAAGGCAACAGAAATAAAAATCATTTTAGAACATATCAATAAAGCAGAATCATTTTCCGACATAAGAAATGTAATAGGTTATTATTCTGTATTGCTGCATGATTATAATGAATTGAATAACTTCAAGAACCAAAACCATGTAGCTTATGAGCAGACTACTTCTATTGCTTCTAATCGTTATCAAACAATTCATAAGAAAAGCCTGAGTATACTTCAACGCCACTTATTAAATCTGAATATTTCTTTCATGGAATTATATTCTGATTTAATTGTAGATATAACATCGAAACATATTAATATTTTGAAGAATCAAATTTCTATTCTAAAAACAAATGATGCTAAGGAAAAAAGAATTAGATTGATAAATGATATAATATGTCTTGCAAAGCAGGAATTGCAAGAGAAAGGAATCTCAACCTATATACAAAAAATTGATTCCTTATCTAATATCTCTTCTTACGATTATACAGAAGAGAACTCTAACTCTGTAAATTTGAATTTAGACATACAAGAAATGTGTGTTAACGTATTGGTGGAGCGTTTCAGTTATGAAAAAGAATCTGCAAAAAACTTAGTATATAATTCTTTTGGCAATAAAAAAGAGCACACACCGGCCACATTAATTAAGACACAAGCGATATGCTCACTATTACAACAAACGGAGACAATTGGGAAGAAAAATAATCCACTATTAAGAAAAGAGTACGAAACTCCTATGCCCTCAAAGGATAATACTATATTTCTGAAAGAACGGTTAAAAGAAAAAGATTATGAATCTGTATATCAATATTTTTGTCTGTTACGTGGATGGAAATATGATACCGAAAGATATTATACATCAAACTATGCGCAGGATTTGTTTATAGAGCGGCTGAAAAAATATTATAGAGGAAAACGTTCATATGAAATTTATGATATAATAGAATCTCCCCATAGCATATCTCAATACAAAGAGTTTTTATCTTATGTTGATAAGGAATTTAAGTGCATAGGTTCTGACTTTGTTTTGTTGAACCTTAAGCAAGAATACATGAAAGACCAAGAAAGAATACAAAGAATCATATCCATTGATTTTTCTAAGTTTGTACTAATTTCAGAAGACTGTCGTGATGAAATATTAATTACCTTTATCGATTTACTGCCTTATTTTAACTTATCCAGAGGACGTTTTAATGCATTAGGAGATGATTGTTTGGCTAATAGAATGACCTATTCATTAAGCATATACGATTTTAATGTAATCAATATAAGTCCTCTTGCACAAAGAGCTAATCTTGTTCTTGAAGAGACACGTAGTATTACTGATTATTACAAGGATGTACCTCCTTTCGATAATATAGCCAATCAACTATTCAAATCACCGGTAAGTGAGAATCTCAAAAGTAAACTTATATTGTATGGGACAGCGGAAAGATATTTCCTATTACATGACTGCATAGAATGTAAACTATTATCACCTTCTCCTTATTATAAAACAAAAGAAATGGGTATCGATGAAAATGATACATGGGATAGATTTATAAAAGATGAATTGATCATAAAGAATATGGATAATCAATGCTTGCTTAGTTTAACAAAGAATGAACTTATAGAATTAGCAAACAAATTAGATATATTAGTTCGTAAATCGTGGAATAAAGATAAAATATATGCAACTATATTGGAAGATAAAAATAAAGAAAACGAACTGAAACAATTTATATCTGATTTAGATTTCTATAGAATAAATCCTATTTATGAAAATGAGCTTATTCAGCTTATTGATTATAAAACAAAAATAGCACAATTAATACAATTATTGTTTTTCATATAAATGCTCCCGGACTTTCACCGGGAGCGTTCACTTTAAACCTAATACCTATAAAAACGCAAATCCACAAAAGTATTGGGGCAGAATCCGGACTCGAACCGGAAACCGAAACAGCTTTACCCGAGAACTGCCTGCACTGTCCTAATTGTGCTATTCTGCATCATTTCTACGTAAGTATTCGGCCAACTACAGGTATTAAACCTTTATATACAACAATAGCGACTGTCACTATGAACCTAATAGTATCAGCCGCTATTGTTTTGTTGAACCCATATGTTACAGTTTATAT